GTCACTTGGAGATCTGGGCACCCCGCCACGGGAATCGGGTGGCGCGTGATGGCGAACCCACGGAAGCCGAAGGCGCTGAAGGTGTTGCAGGGCACATCGCGCAAGGATCGCGACGGCTCAGAACCCGAGTTCAGGGTGACGACGGGCGCTAAGCCGCCCTGGCCGCTCGCGTCAGCCGAAGCCGTCGAGTTCTGGAATCGCAACATGCCGCAGCTCGAGGCGCAACGTGTGATGACTGCCCCCGACTTGGACGCCTTTTGCCTGCTAGCGAACTATCACGGAGCCAGCCGGCAGACATGGGACCGAGGTGAGGTGCCGACAGCCGCCGAAGTGACGCAGCTTCGGATGATGCTAGACCGATTCGGGATGACTCCAGCAGGGCGCGGAGGTGTGTCGGCAGCAGGCGAGCCACCAGAGGCGAACCCGTTCGGTGCTCTTGGGGTCGTGGATTGACGTACGCCGACCGCGCCACCGGCTACGCTCAGGATGTGGTCGATGGTAGGGCAATCGCGTGCCGGCTCGTGCGGCTGGCGTGTCAGCGTCATCTCGATGACCTCGAGGCTGGCGTGTTCGTGTGGGATGCGAAAGCTGCCAACAAGCTCGGCGCCTACATGGAGCTGATGCCCCACGTGAAAGGTGTGTGGGCTGACCGGCGCGAGCGGTTGAAGCTCGAGGAATGGCAGTGCTTCACCTATCTGGTGCCGTTCGGCTGGATGCGAAAAGACGGTAAACGCAGATTCCGCCGGGTCTACGTCGAGGTGCCAAGGAAGAACGCGAAGAGCACGGGCACGGCTGCGCTAGGAAACTATATGTTCACCGAGGACGGCGAGTTCGGTGCCGAAATCTACTCGGGTGCGACGACAGAAAAGCAGGCTTGGGAAGTGTTCGGCCCTGCTCGTCTGATGGCGAAATCCACCGCGCCCCTGGTGGCACACTACGGCATCGACGTGAACGCTAAGAACCTCTCACGGCTCGGAGTCAACGCGAAGTTCGAGCCGCTAATCGGCAAGCCAGGCGACGGAGCTTCACCCCACTTCAGCATCACAGACGAGTATCACGAGCACTCAACGTCGGAGCAGTACGACACGATGTTGACGGGCATGGGCTCGCGCGAGCAGCCGATGGCGTGGGTCATCACCACTGCGGGTTCCGATACCGCTGGCCCATGTTACGCGCTCCGCGGCGAACTCATCGACATCCTCGAGGGCACGGTAGATAATCCAGACTTCTTTGGCGTCATCTACACGATAGACGAGGGCGTGGACTGGACGAGCGAAGAGGCGTTAGTGATGGCGAACCCAAACATCGGTGTCTCGCTGTTCGCTGACCATCTGCGTTCGCAGCAGCGGGACGCGATCAACAATCCGCGCAAACAGTCGACGTTCAAGACGAAACACTTGAACGTGTGGGTGACCGCCGGCAGTCCGTACTTCAACCTCGAGAAGTGGCGCCAGCTAGGCGATCCGGGCCTTACGTTCGACCAGTTCGAAGGCGAGCAGAGTTGGCTGGGTGTGGACCTCGCGGCGAAGCTCGACCTCACGGCTGTGCTGTGGGTGTTCAAGCGAGAGCTTGAGGGTGCGATGCACTTCTACGTCTTCGGGCGCTACTACCTCCCAGAAGAGCAGACGAAACCCGCGGAGAACCGGCATTACTACGGCTGGTCGAGCCAGGGGCATCTGCTCGCGACACCTGGCAACCTGACCGACTACGATTATGTCGAGGCCGACATCATCGACTCAGCCGAACAGGTGCGGGTTATGCAGGTGGGCACGGACCCATGGAACGCCGCACAAGTCACCACGCACATCATGAACGCTGGCCTGGAGGCTGTCGAGGTCCACATGACAGCCAAGAACCTGTCGGAGCCGATGAAGATGATTCAGGCGCTTATTGAAGACGGGCGAATTCACCACGACGGCAATCCAGTGCTGTCGTGGGCTATCGGCAACGTGACAGCGCAAGAGGACCGCAACGACAACGTGTTCCCGCGCAAAGAGTCGCGTGAAAAGAAGATTGACCCGGCGGTCGCACTGATTATCGCGATGGGCAGGGCGCTCGCTGACGAGGGGCCGCGCGAAAGCAAATACGAAGCCGGCGAGCTGCTGGTACTGTGAAGTTCGATATACGTGACTGGCACATTTACGGAGGCGGCATAGCAGCTGCGGTTGGCGTAGCTGCAATCGACTGGCGGGTAGGGCTGGCGCTTGGAGGCGCCTACTTGGCCTATCTCGGGCTCAGAATCCGAAAGGCTTAGGTGATCGTGGGACTTTACGAGACGATGGAGCGGCGATTCGACGCGCTCGAGAACCCGAACGTTCCGCTGTCGGATGGTATCACGACGTGGCTCGACGTGTTCGGTGGTGGTGGACAAACGGCTGCGGGTGTGCGCGTCAACCAGGCGAAGGCTTTGAACCTGTCCGCTGTGTGGGCAGCGACTAACGTGATTGCGTCAGCGGTAGGAAGCCTGCCGCTCAAACTCTACCAGAAAAACGCCAGCGGTGTGATTGGCGAGGTGCGCCAGCATCCGCTTTGGGGTGTGCTACACGACGCGCCGAATCCTGAGATGACCGCGATAGCGTACCGCGAGGCGGGGACGGGACACCAGCTGCTCCGCGGCAACAAATACGCTGAGATCATCCGCGACGGCAGGGGCAGAGTGGTCGAGTTGTGGTTGATCCCACCCACTGCGGTCGAGCCGAGACGTGACCGGGACGGGACGCTATTCTACCTCGTCACGGGTGGCGACGTGGAGGAGTCCGTGCCGGCTGACAGGATGCTCAATGTGCCGGCGATGGGTGGTGATGGAATCGTAGGCTGGTCGGTGCTGCAACACGCGCGCGAGAGCTTCGCGCTGGGCCTGGCTACCGAGGAATACGGTTCCCGCTTCTTTTCCAACGGCTCACGCCCCGCAGGGATTCTGAGCCATCCCGAGTCGCTGTCTGTGGATGCTGGCAAGCGGTTGAAGGCGCAGTGGGACGCGGCGCAGGGCGGCAACGCGAACTCTCACCGTGTCGCGGTGCTCGAGGAAGGCGTGGAGTGGCAGCAAATTGGCCTGTCAGCCGAAGACTCGCAGATGTTGGACACCAGAGAGTTCCAAGTGCGCGAGGTCGCGCGCTGGTTCCGTATCGCGCCGCACAAGATTGGCGATTTGTCCGACGCCAGCTTCAGCAACATCGAAGAGCAGAACATTGATTTTATGCAGGACACGTTGGACCCGTGGCTGGTTCGTGACGAGCAAGCGATGACCACCAGGCTGCTGACCGACGCAGAGCGCGCGGATGGCATGTACGTCGAGTATGTGCGTGCGGGCCGGCTGCGCGGCGACGTTGAGAAGCGCGGCGCGTTCTACATGACGCGGATGCAGACGGGCAGCATCACGCCCAACGAGATTCGCGCGAAGGAGAACGACAATCCGATAGCAGGCGGCGACAGAACGTTCATACAGGTCAACATGATCCCGCTGGACGCGGTGGATGACCTGACGGTGGCCGAGCGTGCAGAGCTGATACTGGCAGAGCAGGGCGTGGCGGTCGCGAAGCCCGAGCAACGCGATGACAGAACCGAGAAGCGCAGCCACACGCAACGCATCGGGCTGCGTGCGTCGTTCGCTCCGCTGTTCAGTGATGCCGCGGCGCGGATGGTGCGCGGCGAGATCCGCAACGTGCGCAGGGCGTGGGCTCGTGATTCCAGCCAGTTCTCTGCGTGGCTGGACGACTTCTACTTCGGTGAACATCCCGAGTTCGTGCGCTCGCAGTTCGGCGCGCTGTTCGTGTCGTACGGTGACGCGGTTGCGAGTGCTGCCGCTGCTGAGATCGACCGTGCCGCGCCTGACGTGCGCGAGTTCAGCGAGATGTACACGCAGTCGTTTAGTGACCGATACTCGGCGTCAAGCCGCGGCCAGCTCCAGCAGATCGTGCGCGAGTCCGATGACATTGGTTCCGCCATTGACCTCCGGTTGGCAGAGTGGGACGAGGGTGCTGGCGAGTCGAAGCCGCGTGCAGCGCGGTACGCCGCATCTGAGCCCGTCCAGCTCGGTGACGGTATCGCGAAACTCGTCTTCTCGCTGGCGGGGTTCGCGGCTGTGTGGCGCGCGCTCGGGGACACCTGCCCCTATTGCCGCGCGCTGAACGGGAAACGTGTGGGCGGTTCCGGCGCGTTTCTTAGTGAGGGCGAAGAGTTCCAGCCGGAAGGCGCCGACACGCCGCTGAAACCGAAGCGAAACGTAGGCCACCCGCCCGCGCACAGAGGTTGTGACTGCACAGTTGTGGCGGGATAGACACCACGCAGGAGGCAGATGGACACATTGGCAATCATCCCCGCTCGAGCGGGTAGCGCAGGGATACCGGACAAGAACTTGCAGCGAGTGGGTGGGCGTACACTGCTCGAGCGTGCAATCGACGCAGCTCGCGGCGCGGCTGTGACGCGCATAGTGGTCACGACCGACTATGCAGACCTCGCTTACCCAGATGTGGAGGTAGTGCAACGCCCGCCTGAACTCGCGACAGGTGACGGCAGCTACACGGTGGAGGACGTAGAGCGGCACGTGCTCGCGGAGGTGGGCGAGCCCGACATCATTGTGCGGCTATTCCCGACGTGCCCGTTCAGAACGTCAGAGGACATAGACGGCTGTCTGGATATGCTGAACGATGGCACCGCGGTCGTGTCCATGACTGCGCCGGCTGAGTACCCGAGCACGCTAGTGGAGTTGTGGGACGGCAACGTCATCCGGCACATGTCTGCCGACTGGTGTCACCCGCGCCAGTATTGGGCTCGGCGCATGGTGGTCAATGGTGCGGTTTACGCTGCGTGGTGCTCGGCATGGAGGACGGCTGGCGGATACTTCGGGCCACAGACGCGCGGCTACTACATGCCTGCGGAACGATCCTGGGACATCGACACGCCCTTCGACTTGAAGGTGGCGCGGCTGCTTGCGGCGGCGTCGTGAGGTACGTGTTCGACCTTGACGGCACGCTGTGTACTGCCGACTCGAGCGACTACATGCAGGCCGAGCCTCTACTTGCCCGCATCGCAGTGGTGAATGGGCTATACGAAGCCGGCAATTTCATCACCATTGACACCGCCCGCGGCTCTGGCACGGGTCAGCTCTGGGCACTGCGCACCCGACAGCAGATAGACGGCTGGGGGCTCAAGTACCACCAGCTTCGGGTCGGTCATAAGCTTGCCGCGGACGTGTACGTCGATGACCGCGCTGTGAGTGATGTGCGTTTTTTCGGGGAGTCGACGGTGTGACGTATATCGTGGCTGAGATCGGCCAGAATCATAGCGGCTCGCTGACGATGGCGAAGGCGCTGATAGACATGTGCGTGCGCCCAACGCCGGACCACTCCCCGAATGCTGACACGCGCGGTGTGGATGCGGTCAAGTTCACGATGCGCGACCTCGAGCACGAATGCACACCTGAGATGATGGCGAAGGCGTACGATAACCCGCACGCATTCGGCGCGACGTACGGCGAGCACCGCACTGCGCTCGAGTTGTCGCCTGCCGAACACGCGGAGCTCTACACGTACGCAAAAGCGCACGGGCTCGACTTCGTGGAGACGCTGTGCGCGCCAAGGTGCGTCGATTGGCTGACGTTCACGCCGGATCGCTTGAAGGTCGCGAGCCGCGACCTGACGAACCTGCCGCTGCTCGAGCGAATGGCAGAGACGGGTGTGCCCATGATCATGAGCACGGGGATGGCATCGGTCACCGATATCACAGACGCAATTGCTACCGTGGTCGACTATCACGACGACATCACGCTGCTGCACTGCGTGTCGTCGTATCCGGCACACTTCAGGGCACTCGACTTGCGGTGTCTGGACACACTTTCGCACTTCGGCTTCCCGGTCGGCTACTCGGACCACTCGCAGGGCATTGTTGCAGCGGTCGCTGCCGTAGCCCTTGGCGCCACGGTCATCGAGAAGCATGTGACGCTCGACAGGTCGATGCGCGGCACGGACCACGCCGGCAGCCTCGCGCGTGACGGGCTGTGGAGGATGGTGCGCGACATCCGCAACACCGAGCTGGCGATGGGTTCGGGGCACATCGACCGCCACCCCGCGAGCGAACACGCGAGGCGAAAGCTCGAGCGGTCCTGTGCCACGTCTGCCGACTTGCCAGCGGGCACCGTGCTCACTGAGTCGCACATCACGCTACTCAGCCCGGGCACGGGCCATAGGTGGGTCGACCGGCACGTGTTGGTCGGGCAGACGCTCACCGCGAACACGCCAGCGGGCACCATCATTACGGAGGCTTTGTGCCGCTAATCGAATACGGGTGCGGCTGCGGCACGCTGGTCTGCGAACTGCGCGCGCTTCGTGCCATTGATGACGCGCCGGACTGCGCGAACTGTGGCAAGCCGATGCTGCGCAGGATATCGAAGCCGGCCAGACCCAAAGGCGGCACAAAGATCGCTCACCGGTTGGCAGATTATTGACCACTAACGCATATGCGTTAGATTCTTGTAGCGACTTTCGGTCATCTTCGGTCACAAGCCCAATGGCGTGACCACGACGGCAGGAAGGCCAGAAGACAGACTATAGGCGGGACTAGCTCAATAGCAGCCCACCGAAGGACTGTGTGCGGAGGACTTATCCGTGCGCCCTTTGGCGGGCTTTTTCGTTCGTCAGGCGCAAACGACAACGACTGACGAAGGTGACAACAATGTCCCTGAATAGAGCCCGCGAGCTGAGAGAGCAACGCGCGACGGCATGGGAAGCGGCGAAGCGCGCCCATGACACCGCGGATGCAGAAGGCCGCGCAGAGCTGAACTCCGAGGAGCAGGTCATCTGGGACGGTGCCGTGGCTGACATGGCCCGTCTCGAGACGCAGTACACCGCAATCGAAGAGCGCGATGCCGCACTTCAAGGTGTGCAGGCCGACTTGGACGCGAAGCAACGCCGGCTGACGGAAGACCGCCAGTTCGGTGAGAAAGAAGTCAGCGCCGAGGAGCGCAACGAACTGCACCGCGCCGCAATGGACGACTACATCCGCCGAGGCTGGCGTGACATGTCCGCGGACAATCGCGAGTTCTTGCAGGAGACTCGTGCGATTGCCCAGCAGCTCGTGGGCACGAACGCGAAGGGCGGGATCACCGTCCCAACGGAGTTCGATTCGCGGGTGCGGACGGCGATGAAGGCGTATGGTGGGATTCGTGCCACGGCTACCGTCCTGGCGACGGGCGACGGGCGCGACATGACCGTGCCGACTTCAGACGACACCGGCAACGTCGGTTCGCTGATCGCGGAAGCCACCGCAGCGACGAACAGCACGCACGTGCCGTTCGGTTCGGTGACGCTCGAGGCTCCTAAGTACACGAGCGGCCCGATCAAATTGTCGACCGAGTTGCTGGCTGACTCGGGCATCGACATCGAGGCGTATGTGCGGAACGCCATGTCGGTGCGCATCGGGCGGGCTACTGAGGCGCATTTTGCCACGCGCTCGAGCACCGAGTCAAGCGGGCCGCACGGCATCGTTAACGACTCGACGGGTGCGGTCAACGTAGCTGCGTCGGCTATCACTGTCGCGAAGCTGCTAGACCTCGAAAACGCTGTTGACCCTGCGTACCGCATGATGGCACGCTGGATGTTCAACGACGCAACGCGGGTGCTCGTGCGCAAGCTGCGCGAGGGTTCCAGCGGTGCATTCCTGTGGGCACCGAGCGTGCAGGCGGGTGACCCCGACTTCCTGCTCGGCTACCCAGTCACCATAAACCAGAACCTGGCTTCGTTCGGCACGAGCGAGAACAAGCCGATCTTCTTCGGTGACTTCAGCCACTACACCGTCCGTGACGCTGGCCCGTTTGCGCTGCGCAGACTGGAAGAGCGGTTCGCGGATGAGGATGTGACCGCCCTCATTGGGTTCGGTCGCATCGACGGTCGGTCGACGTTCGGCAGCACCGCGCCGGCACAGAAGCCGATTCGCTGCATCGTGGTCAGCACCGCGTAGTAGCGGTTAATGGTGAGGGGGTCAGCCTGCGGGCTGGCCCCCGACCCTTCATGTAGGAGGCAAGGGGGCGAAGTGAGTGAACACGACGACGGTGGTGTTGTTGGTGACATCAGCCCGCGGGAAGATGAGGGTGGGCGACACGGTGCGACTGAGCGAGCCAGCGGCGCTGCGAGCGGTGAAGGCGGGGTGGGCGAGGGTCACAACGACGAGCTACGAGCAACGCAGCGCAAGATAGCGATTATCGGGACGGCTCCAGGCTTCGAGGAAGCGCCATTCGCTGACGAGTCCTGGGAGATCTGGGGGTTGTCCCGGTTGTATGATCGAGTGCCGCGTATCAGTCGGTGGTTCGAGCTGCATCATTGGGAGAACGTGTGCAAGACGTGGACAGTGGGCGAAGAAACGGCATCAGCGAGGGCGCGCGAAGTCTACACGTCCTGGCTCGAAACGACCGACGTGCCCGTGTATGTGCAGGACGCGTACGTCTCGCGTTGCCAGAATGGGCACGTGTATCCGATAGACCTCATCACGCGTCTGTTCAAGCGCAGATACTTCACGAACACGGTCAGCTATCTGATGGCGTTGGCGATCATGGAGCACGACGCGCTCGAGTTGCAGAGCACAACGGTCGGGCTGTGGGGAATCGACATGGAGTTGAGCGAGTCAGGCAACAACGAGTATGGATTGCAGCGTCCGAGCCTCGAGTACTTCTGCGGCGCAATCGACTTCCACCCGTCTATGGCTCTCTATGTCCCGCAGCGGTCGAGTTTGCTGAAGGCGCGCGAGCTTTATGCCTTCGAGTTCAACCCCATGTTTTTCAAGGCGCGGCAAAAGCAGACCGAGGTCAAGGATCTCAAGGCGAAAGCCGAGGAACAACTCGCAAGTGCGCAACAGATCATCGCGGGCTGTACCGGCGCCCTAGAGATAATGGACTGGCAACTCAACAACTGGCCTGGGACGGAGGTCTGACGATATGCCGATGAGCGTCCTGACTGCCACGACATACTCGGCTGTCGTGCCGACGACGGATCTACGCGCACACGTACGGGGCTCAACGTCCGACGACACCGAGCTGGCTGTGATGTCAGCCGCGGCGGCGGATCTCGTGGAGAAGATTTTAGGCAGGACGCTGCTGCATTCCACGCTGCGCTTCAGCAGCGACACATGGCCGGCTGGGCCGCTTGAGTTGCCGCGCCAACTGACTGGCAGCACGTACACGCTCACGGTCAGCTACAGAGCGGCAGGCGGCTCAACGTACACCAGCGTGGCATCGACCAACTACATCGTGGACGCGGAGAGCGAGCCCGGGCGGGTGGTGCTCAAGTCGGGTGTCGCCTGGCCGACCTCCGCGCTGGAAAGCGTGAACGCGGTGCGTTGCGACTTCGTTTCTGGCTATCTCGGCTCGACCAACGTGCCGGCGAGCATTCGGCACGCGGTGCGCTTCCTTGGCGGGCACTGGTTCGAGAACCGTGAGAGCGTGGTGGTCGGCACCATCTCCCAAGAGGTCGAGCAGACGGTCAAAACATTGCTCTGGGCCAACCGCATCCCGCATGTGCCATGAGCGTCAGGGTACGGGCCGGCGCACTCCGCGAGCTTGTCACGCTCCAGACCAGCACGGGCTACTCTCGGTCGCCTACGGGCGCACCGATCCGTACGTGGGCGACCCTCGCGACGGTACGCGCCCAGGTGACGAGCGGCGGCGGCAGCGAGTTCGTGCAGGGTGGCGCGGAAGCCACGGTACTCCGCTCGGTGTTCCGTATCCGGCACCGCTCCGACGTGTCCACCGAACATCGTGTGGCGTTTCCGAGCACGACGGACCTGTGGGACATCCAGGCGGTGGTTGACGTGGACGGGCTTGGCAAGGTGCTCGACCTCGTGGCAGTCAAGAGGACGACATGACCGACGCCGCGCTGTTCGACCGGCTGAACGATGACGCCGCGCTGACCGCGCTCGTGGGTGCTCGCATCTACCCCAGCCGTGTCCCGATGGGCGAGACGTACCCAGCCATTTCGTTCGTGCCGATCTCGCGGGCGCGCACGCTCTCGTTCGGCGCCGATGCCGGACCCGAGCAGCCTCGTTTTCAGGTCGACATCATCGACAAGGACACCGAGGTAGGTGAGTCAGGATACGACGGTGCCAGGGAAATCCGCGCGCATGTCGTGCGGCTACTCAACCGCTGGCAGGACACGCCGGCTGGCGTGCTGGTGTCTGACTGCCATCTAATCGATGACCAGTACACATTCGACGTGAAGAGTAAGCGCCACAGGTGGAGGCTTGACTTTCAAGTGTTCGTAACTGAGTACAGCCCGCTGCTGTTTGAAGCTGCATTCAATGCGAATTTGGCGACGTTCACCCGCAGTACATCCGCGACGTACAACGACAAATAGAGGAACAAACACATGGCAATTCTTGGCCCATACCTGACCCCGTTCGTTTCGCTGGGCTCGGAGCGCACTGGCGTGCGAAGCTGCACCGTTAGCTACGGCTCGAATGCCGTGGACGTGACCGCGTTCGGGGACGGCACGCAAGTCAATGCTGGCGGCATCAAGAACTGGTCTGCAACGCTTGAACTCAACTACGACACCGCCGACCCATACTTCGCGCTAGTCGGCACCACGGTCGCGTTCGCGATGCGCCCGACGACCGCGGCGGCTGGTGCGGCAAACAAGCATTACACCGGCTCGTGCCTCGTGGAGTCGTATGAGACGGGCGGCGCGGTCGGTGACAATCTGGTGGTGACCGTTGGACTGGTGAGCGCGGGCGCGCTGACCTCTTCGACTTCGAGCTAACGCATATGCGTGAGGGGGCAATGTGGCACTAAGTAGAGACGACATCTTGGGTGCGCCGGACCTCGAGCCGGTCGCGTTGGAAGTCCGAGAGTGGGGTGGCGAGGTGTTCCTACGGCGATTCACGGCAGGCGAAGCACTCGAGTTCGAGGACGCGAACGGGCTGGACTTGCTCGTGGCGTCGGTCGTGGACGGTGACGGGCAGGCGTTGTTCAAGCCCGCCGACATCGAGCGGCTGGAAAAAAAGAGCGCCGTCGCAGTCAACCGCGTTTTGCAGATGGTGCTGCGGTTGAATGGTCTGGGGGCGTCTGAGGGAAACTGACGGCTCCGCGGCGTTGGGTGCTCCACGTCGCGGAGAAGCTGGGGAAGTTTGCGTGGGAAGTGGAGCAGATGCCGGCGACTGAGTTGGCCGACTGGATTGCTTTAGAGCGAGAACAGGCGGAAGCGAGACACATGCAACATCTGGTAGACATCACGGAAGCGAGGCGGCGTGGCTAGGGTATTCAAGTCCAAAGGCGCGCACCGCGACCTCAAAATGTCCAACACGTTCGTCAGGCTCGATGGCGTGGAGGAATTGGAGCGCGCGGTGCGGCGTGTCTCTGAGGCCGTCCAGGGTCGTGCATTAGAAGCTGCCGTGGCCGCTGGCGCTGACGTGCTAGTGCATGGGATGGAAACCAGAGCGCCCCGGCAGCATGGTGACCTCGAGATGAGCATCATCAAGCACCCGAGCAAGGTGACGAGCGAACGCGCCGTCTTCGATGTCGGGCCGGCCAAGTTGGGATTCCACGGCATGTTCCAAGAGTTGGGCACATTCGACATGGCACCCCAGCCGTTCATGCGCCCGACGTTCGATGAAGACGGGGACATGGCAGTGAAAGTGGTGAGCAACGAACTGCGCAGGGGAGTGCTCCGTGGCTAGTCCGCTCGCCAACCTCTTCATACGTGTAGGCGCCGATGTCAAAGATGCGCTGCGCGGCATGTCGACGCTGCAAACGGGCATACGCAAATCTACGAAGACCATGGCGGGTCTACGCCAGAAGTCGTTCGACTTGCAGAACTCATGGCGTGCGCTGGCCGGCGCCGCGGGTGCGGGCTTCCTCGCGAAAAAGACCTTTGAACTCGGCTCGACGGTCGAAGAGACGGGCAGCAAGTTCGCGACCGTCTTCGGCCAGAGCACCAACGAGGTACAGGGCTTCATCGACAAGTTCGGCACGCTCGCGGGGCTGTCGAAAGAGCAAGCGCAAGCCATCGCTGCCACCACTGGCTCGATAGTGCAGGGTATGGGCTTCGCGCAGGAAGCCTCCGCACAGTTCTCGACGCAGGTGGTGGAGCTCGCAGGCGACCTGTCCAGCTTCAACAACATCCCGATCCAGGAAACGAGCCTGGCGATCCAGGCGGCATTGACCGGGGAGAGGGAACAGCTCAAGCGGCTCGGCATCGTGCTGCGTGAATCTGATGTCCAGACTCGAGCGTTGGCGAACACCGGCAAGACCGCAGCGAAAAGCCTGACCGACCAAGAGAAAGCAACGGCTTCGCTGCAACTCATCACGGAGCGCGCCGGCTTCGCCATTGGCGACCTCGCGAGGACACAGGACAGCGCCGCGAACCAAGCGCGGCAGTTGGGTGCTGAGATTCAGAACATCAAGGAAGACATCTCTGCGGCGTTGCTTCCCGTGATGAGTGTGGGCATCGAGAAGTTCGGTGCGTTCATCAAGGGCCTGCAAATTATGGGCGCCGAGTCCGCGGTGTTCGCTGCCCAGGTGCGTGTACTCGCGGCTGCGATCAAGTTCTGGGACAAAGACGCCCAATTCGCGGCAATGCGGAACCTGCGACTGATGCGCACCGCGGCGGAAGAGACGAAACTGGCAATCGTGGGGCTCGCTGGCGCGACGAGTGATGTGACGAGTGACGTGACGGTCATGGCCGAAGTCATCGCCGGCAGTGGTGGCGCATCGCTTACTGACGCGCTGGATGAGGCGAGTGCTGCCACGCTCGGGTTCCAGCAGGGCAACCAGACCTTCACGCAACTCGGGCTATTGCTCGATGGTGTCGGCCAAAGTCTAAGGGACATGCCTATACACGTCTTCAATGACTTGAAGCACTCGGCGGAGATGGGTGCCGAAGCCACCAAGGGATTCACGGAGGACTTGCGGCAGTTCGGTGCCGCCATGGCGAACTCGTTTGTCGACGCTGCGTTTACGAGCAAGCTCGCGATCCGTGACATGGTGAAGGACATGAGCAAGCAGCTCGCGAAGCTGGCTGTAAAGTTCGCCATCTTCAAGGGCTTGCAGGCGATGTTCCCGGGCTCGAGCTTCGTGGGTGGCATCGGCAAGTCGTTCGGGTTCTTCGATGGCGGTGGCACTATCGGTGCCGGTCAGATTGGCATCGTTGGCGAGCGTGGCCCCGAGTTGGTGCAGGGTCCGGCCAACGTCACGTCACGCGCCGACACCGCATCTATGGTGGGCGGCGACAACGTGTTCAATATCACGTTCGTCGGGCAATCTGGTGAGAAGCTGGCTGACGCCATCACGGTACGACAGAACCGCAAGCAGAAGCTCGGCCAAGTTCTGCGCGTGCCCGTGCCGATGGCGGTGGTCGGATGAGTGCGCGCTTCCTGGCGGAATCGTTCTTTGATGTCACGCTGTTCACTGGTCACACGGTGACTGCGGAAGAGGCGACGAGCGGCAAGGACGCCGTGCGCGTCGGCTCGGCCAGGCGTCAGGCACGCGACCACTGGACACCTACGACAGCGAACAGCGAGACGTATGTCAACGTAGCGTGCGACCGCCCGAGGTACGCTGACACGCTGGTCCTCGACCGTAACCACAACCTGGCGGGCAAGACGATCCGGCTGCGGAAGTCGGACCAGTCAGCGTTCACGACGTACACGGAAGTGTTCGCGGTGACCGTCCCGACCAACACGTTCTACGGCAACAAGCTAGACGCGAGTCATCCGGTGCGTACCGAGGAAGGCGCGGTAGTCATCGCATTCAACGGGCACGTCGGCCAATACTGGCGGCTGGTGATAGACGCGGGTGGTTCGGGCTACAAGCCGCAGATAGTCGGGCTATGGCTAGGCAAGTCGTGGACGCCGGACATCAATCCGGTGCGTCCGTGGGACGATGAGGCGCGCGAGTTGGTCTATGACGAGGTGCTGAGTCCGTCGCTGTGGGCCGCTTCGACACGTAAAGCGCAGAGGCGCAACGCGACGGTCACCGTCAGGCTGTCAGGCGAGCAGGAATACAGTGACGTGCGCTATCACATCCACTCGCTGTTCTGGCGCGGGTTCGCGATGTGGTACGTGCCCGACACTGATATGGCCGAGCGTGCCTGGCTCGCGATGAGCCCGCCTGGCGTGTTCGGTGCGCCGTACGACAATGCGTGGACCGACCGCACGGTGAGCATGGCACTGGTCGAACACGAACCCGCACCGAATTGACATGGCTGATGCAGCGGACCTTGGATTCTTCGGCGGCGAAAGCCTTACACGACACGGCACTCTATCACGTCGAACGGCGACGTGGGAAGACAACGCCGAGACACATACACGATCCTCAGACGGGTCACTGATCGAGAGGGATGGCGTGCTAAAATCTGCCGGCTCAAATGTGCCCCGCGTCGAATGGGTCGACACGGATTCTGACGGGACTCGGGACACGCCCACGCTGCTACTCGAGGGTGCGCGGACCAACGGGTGGACGTATTCGGAGCAAGCGGACAATGCGGCGTGGTCGAAAATTAGGTTGACCGTCTCCGCGAACGCGGTGGTGGCCCCTGACGGGACGACGACGGCTGACAAGTTTGTGGAGGACGGAACAGCGGATAACACTCATTCACTGAGAAGGAGTGTTCCGACCCTCACCGACAACACCGCTCAGTCTATTTCGTGCTATGCCAAGGCCGGCGAACGGACGATGTTGTATATCACCTCATTGTCGAAGGCCGGCACCACCCGCTATTCGTATTTCAATTTGAGTACGGGTGCGGTGGGCACGTCCCAGCACAATAGCAACAACGATGGGAAGGCAACGATTGAAGACATTGGCGGTGGGTGGTATCGCTGTTCAATAAGTGGGTGGGACTCCGCTTCTGGGGGTAGCGCGCCGAACCATGATTTCGGGATGGCTACCGTCGACGGGCAAAACTGGTACGGCGGCGACAGTGCGAGTGGCCTTTACGTCTGGGGCGTGCAGGTCGAGGTCGACCAGCCATTCGTTTCTTCCTACATCCAGACAGTAGCCAGCACGGTCACGCGCAACGCAGACTCGATGTACTTCGACTGGCCGTTCCCGCCGCAGGAGATGACGGTGTATGTCAAGTTCGTGACGCTCGGAACGGGGACATATAACCCGGGCGGCGCGGGCAGCGCAGGCGGCATTGTCTACATCGGGTCGGCCACAGACGGTACCGACACACGGTTAATGATTGGCGCTCGTGGTGACGCCGCTGGGTTCCGCATGGAATACGACGATGGCACGACATCATCCGACTCCCAAATGACCACCACGCCCGCGATAGGCGACACCATAGAACTGAGGGCAACGCTTTCAGCGTCGGCGGTTGCGCAACTCCATGAATCAATAAATGGCGGCAGTGAAGGGTCTGGGGGAACAGGTAGCGCCTCGACATTCACTGCGGCGTTCGCTGGTGAGCGGTGCTACATCAACAGCCGCGGCTCAACGATTCCCGCGTTCGCGGAATACCATGTGGTCAAGATCGCCCGCGGCACGAAAACGATGGCTCAGATGAGAACACTGTGATGGCACTGTACACCGCTTACAACGACCAGACATGACCATGTTCTATCGCGTACCGAAGGCAGTATTCAGTGACCGCGGTGAGCACACCGTGAGCCCATCGCAGTTCAACTCGGTGGTGTTGTACCGTGGCAGGCGGTGGTGCTATCTGCACGGTCAGCAGTCGACGGAGCTATGGGAGCAGCTACAGCAGCTCGGCGCCGAGCAGATCGCTGACACGTGGGGCGAACTGAAAACGAGTCTGACGATAGCGCAGCGGCGCGCGGTGTTCAGGAAGCTCGTGAGGCGGGACGTGCTGGACGATGACGGCAAGACAGTGAACCGCGAATTGGACGTGGAGCAAGGCGACACGCAGACGGGCGACGTGGTGACCCAGGACTGGATGCCTCCACACGCATTCCTGGGCGACCCAAGCCCTGCACCCGTAGACTAGAGGAACGAAACGATGAGCAACACCAAGATCCCCGAGGGCGTCGAGTTCCGGTATCGGCCTATAGCGGAGTTCAGGGCCGACACGACCGACGCCGGCATGACCCTGCGCGGACACGCCGCGACGTTCGGTGATGTCTACGACCTGGGCATGTTCGATGAGCGCATTGCAGCCGGCGCGTTCGATGACGTGCTGAGTGACGACGTGCGCGCGCTGTGGAACCACGACAGCAACCACGTGCTAGGTCGCACAAAGTCGGGCACTCTCAGGCTGTCGGTCGACCAGCGTGGCCTGCTCAGTGAAATCGACTTGCCCGACTCGGCTGCTGCGCTCCGCGAAGCGATTGACCGCGGTGATGTCGATCAGATGAGTTTCGGCTTCACTGTCGAAACGGATACATGGGAAACGACCAACGAAGAGACAGGCCGCGAACTGCGCACGATTCAAAAGGTCAAGCGGCTGTACGATGTCAGCCCTGTGACATATCCGGCGAACCCTAACACAGACGTTGCGGTGCGCTCGCTGGAAGCTGCGAAGACCGAACGCCAGCCCGTCGAGGAAGTAACGGATAAGCGTGAGGACGAGCGGACCACACTGGAAGCGGCCCGCCGGCTGTTGGAGTTGGCGAAGCGGTAACATGCGCCACGGGTTCACGGAGCCGCTACGCCAGCGACTAGAGCGCCATCCACAAGAGGCGCGGCCCATCCTCGAGGTATTGACAGTCGATGCGGAGGACATCATCGACATCGAGGCGGATTGGGACGCGGCGAATTCAACGTCAGGATTCGAGACGCTGGAAGAGGGCGGCGTGCGGCTGACTGGTTCAGCGACGGTCCACGCCGAAGCCGTCACGGAGTCGGCTGGCTCGGACATCACGGCACTCGTGCCTCCGCTCTCGGCTACAATCGACTGCGCGGTCATCGAGTGGGCGGGCTCCGATGTCGAGACGATTGAGATAGACAACGCTGTGATCCGGCTGGACAACGACACGGGCGCCGGCCAGGAAGTCACGAAGTGGGCAGCGCAGATGTTTCGGCTGCATGGTGCAGCGTTGTCGAACGCGCTGGACGACACGGTGTGGCGCATCGTGCCCATCAGTCAAGTCGTGTACGTCACCGCTGGAGCAGCGAAGGCGAACGTCACGTTCACGTTCAAGACGGGCGACACGGCCCCGCTCGTGGGTCCGGCGCCAGTCACCACATTCGCGGCCCGGGAAGCCGGCGCACCGATCAAGCCGACGACGCTGCTGATGGTGTGGGCGCTCAAGGGTGAGGGTGTCGCGGCGTCGAACGCTTCGTGGATATGCGATACCGGCAACACGAACATCACGGACAACGGGCACGTGGTCAGCCGCCACCAGATCACCGCCGTGTCTGACCAGCAGCTCGACACGGGCGGCACGCTGTACAAGGACGAGGGTCAAGCTGCCGGCGTGCCCTACTTCAGCCTGAAGGGCAACACGTACTCAGAAACCACCATGACGTTTACGACCGCCGACATCGACCTGGGCGCGGCGCCTGGTAGCGGCGACCTCGAGATGGTCGTTGAGGGCAACACGCCGGGGTCCACCACATTCATCGTGCAGATAGATGACGGTGTGCAGGGCTGGACAACGGTCAGCGATGGTGACGTGATAGGCGCAGACAACTCAGCCGACCCAGCGACCAGCCCGCACGACCAGTACGCGAACAACGGCACCAACCTGTCAGCATTTGTGCGCCAGCAGAACTACGACATCCGCACGACGCTCACGCCATCGACTGCAACGACAGAGACGCCGACAGTGCGCCGTATGGGCGTGCGTGAAGTCACGTCTGAGCGTGTCGATGGGCTGGTCACCTTCGGCGGCACCACCTGGGCGGTCGACCCGCTGACGATGCAGTCGGAGATCCCTGAACTCGAGGTATCGCTGCTCCGCAACGGCAACCGCGACTATCGCTCGTTCGTGGAAGACCTGTTCAGCACGTACCACGTCGGGCAGCTCCACCTGCGCATCTGGATCGGGCATCCAGACCTACCGCGCCAGGACTGGCTGCACCGCGCAGACTTCGTGATTGACGACTACGAGGCGGCAGGCCCCGACGTGAAGCTGTTCTGCGTTTCGCCGCTTGCGCTGTCGAACCGCGACATCCCGGTGATTGCGGCATCGACGTTACAACCGCTGACCTACACGACCAGCACACTCAAGGCGACATACGACGACTTGATGAGCGGGCAAATTGGTGTCGCTGCTCGCTACATCGGCCCGGGCGTGGAGGACGCATCCACGACCGTCACGAAAACCATCAGCACGACACGCAAAGGGCTCACCGAACTCAACCGCATTGCGTGGATAGCTGGCGGCTCGGTGATCGAAAGCCAAGGCCGGTTCAAGTGGGTCGACTTCTTCACACGCAAGAGTCCTATTGCGTTTTTCCCGATGGAAGAGGTGAAGATGCTCGGCGTGACGCCCGGGCTGCGCACCCGTGTCACTGGCTACAAAGTCGCGCACGGCTGGGACCAGACGAAGGACGAGGGGAAGGGCGCGTACGCCGGCACGAAGTCGGTCACGCACTCGGCTGGCATCACCAAGCTCGGGCGTGCGTTGGTCGACATCACGGAAGGGGCCGAGGATGAGGTGTCCAAGTACATCGAAGACGCGACGGTAGCCGGTACGCTAGCCGACAGGACCGTGGCCGCGCTCGGCAACGGCATGATGCTCTGGCGCTTCCGCTCGAACATCCCGCACCCGTGGCTCGAGCCAGGTGACCCGATAGCGGTTGAGTCAGACCGCTTCGTCGGTCGCGACCCGAACACCGACAACGCGATACGGGGGCCAGTCGCGGCGTTGGCACGCATCCAGGCATGTCACGACCTCGAGGGCCGCGAGTTCACGGTATGGGTGCAAGCGTACTCTGACATACTCGGCACGTCCGAGACGGTCACGCACGACGGCTACGAAAGCGATGCGCTGCTGACGGGCGCTGAGATCGGGTTCGAGGATGACGGGTTCGTGCAACTGACGTGGATGGGCAACCGTGCGTTTTCCAGGGGCTACGGGCGCATCACGACAGCGAACACGCCATCAGACCCAACTGCACCGACCAGCTCGTCCAAAGACTTCACGCTGACAGGGCAGCACGGCAGCCTGAAGCTCGAGGCCGCGCACGCCGATGTCGCCGCAGACCACAAGGCCCAGATCGGGCAGATGGTGTGGGTCGAGATCATCGCGGAGAACGGTGACGGTGACGTGACGCAGGATGGCGGGTCGGACAGGTTGTGGACCGTCAAGCGAAGGCGTGGTGATTCCGAGTTTATCCCACCGACGTTCCACGTCACGGCTACGCGGTCGGGCACGACTATCACCATCACGATAGCGGGCAAAGACTTGTCCGAGTCGATGACTGCGTTCGACCACACTTATTCGTATCCCGATGGCGCGGGCGGGACCACCACCGCGTCAGCGTCCACGTCATGGACTTCCGGCACGTGGTCAGCCGGCACGCGGGTGTTCACGGTCACGAAGAACCTCACGGTGTCCGCGGGTGTCACGGGCCAGTTCAGCTTCGACGCGACGTACAACGACGCGCTCGGCGCGACACGCCACAAGGGCATCACGATTGCACTCGAGAACATCGACACGGTAGCGAAGACATTGACCATCGCGGCGCCCGAGTTCATGCCCGCGTCTGAAGCTGAGAGTTGGACGCATTCGGGCGCTTCCATCTATCCCGGCACCGCTGCGAACAACCTCGACATCTTCGGGCCGGTCGTGCTGCCACCAGGCGCGAACATCACTTCGTTCCAGACGAACGGTGTGCGGCGCAACGCAGGTGATACGTGCGTGGCAACGCTGAAGTATGGCACGTATTCGGGCGGCACGCCGCCGTCTTCCGTAGGCGTCACTATCGCGACGAACACCCACTCTGCGAGTGCGTCTGCGTGGTCGGCTGTAACTACGACAGGGTTAGCGCACACGGTGGCTACTGGTGTCGGCTACTTCGTTGACACCGACCTGACGAGCGCAAGCGGCACATCTGACGCCGGCTTCGGCTGGGCAAAGATCCTCTATGACGCTGATTCCTATGACGTGACTATCTAAATGCATATCAAAACACAGGAATTCATCGACAAAGCCAATGCGCTCGACGCGCTGGCTGACCGCATCGGACAGCCGTTCCGTGAACTCATGGGCGCGCTGACAAATATTAGAGTCGAAGCCGCCGAGCTGCGCATGGACTTCATGGATGTGATGACGGTTGAAGAGCCTGCGGTGTGGGGACAACTCAACGAGCTTGACGAGAAGTTCGCAGCCATCGAGTACCGACTACCCCGCCTGCACGCCGAAGCCCGCCACGTGCAGTCGATTCTCGCTGAGATCGACCGCGAGTTGCCGCGCATTGTGGATGTTCAAGAATGACCGCGGCCCGTGGTCACTGTCAGTCCCGTGCGGCGTTGCCTCCGCGACGTGCGGGCATGGGGCTGCGGGTCGCTTCCCTTAACGGACAAGCGTCATGGATATCCCACTAGACCTCGCACTCAACATCGCCGGTCTAGTGATGCCGGCGCTCGCGGTGGTTGGCGGAATGAAGTGGGCTCTTAACGGAATGCGGCGCGACATATTGGACATCAAGCAGTCGGTCGCGGCTTTGGTCAAATCTGACTCGGACCAGGCAGCAGAGATCGCAGCTATTACCGCGACCCAAGAATCACACCAGGGCTGGATGGAGCGGCTCGAGGGCTGGGTGACGGACGGGCTAAGGGAACGGCGCACGGAACCACGATGACCGACGACAGGTGGCACAAGGGTTCGAGGTTCTGGCGAATCGCTCCCTATGTCGTCGTGCTCTCCGCTGTGCTCGCGGTCTACTTCGATGACCCGACGCCGTTCGTTTCGGTCACCACGGTAGTCATGGGCGGGGCAGGCGCGAAGAGTTGGCAGGACGAGCGCAACCGAGCCAACTATTATGACGGGTAATTCCACGAAGGCGCTCGGCGCTTTGGCACTCATCGCTCTGGTATTTGCGGTGGCGGCTCAGTGCTCGGCGGGCATCGCGAAAGCCGACGCGCTCGAGCATCTGACGCGCGGTGACGCGCTTGCTGACATCGTGGCTGATATGGGCGATGCCCTCGAGGTTGAGCGCAGGGCAACACAAGCTCTGAGAGACACGACAGATGCGCTGCGCACCACGACGGCTATTGAGGTCGCTGCTGCGCAGGAGCTCGGACGCAAGGCGGTCGAACGTGCCGACGCGATCCGTCAGCGCGCTGAAGAGTTGGCGGGCGACTCGGTTGCAGCGGTTATGGCAATCACGCAACTCGGCCAGATCATCGACTCGCTCCACGCATCGGCTGTGAAGCGCGACAGCCTGCACGACAACGCTTTGCGCATCGTGTGGCAGCGTGTCGACCAGACCGATGCGTTGCTGGCGGCTGAAGTGCGGTTGCGCAAGCTCTCAGACGCGAAGGGTGACGCGTATCGGGCAGGCGCAGAACGCGCTATGGAGGCTATTGCCCAGCACGAGCGCAGGGACAAGCTGCTCGGCGGGGCTGGTGTGCTGCTGCTGATCGTGGCGGCTGTCCGATGAGCTTCGAGCAGGCGTTGCCCGTCATCTTGAAGGCGGAAGGCGGGTACGTGAATGACCCCGACGACCGCGGCGGCGCCACGAACTTCGGCATCACCCAGAAGACCTATGATGCGTGGAGGGCTTCGCTGCTCAGTCGCGACGTTAAGCGCATCACCCTATTAGAAGTCGAGGCTATCTACCACCGCGACTATTGGACGGCGGCGAGGTGCGATGCGTTGCCGTGGCCCGTCTCTCTCGCCCACTTCGACGCTGCCGTAAACCACGGTGTACGCCGCGCGGTCAAGTTGCTGCAACGGTCGGTCGGCGCAACGGTTGACGGTGCGTTCGGACCCCAGACCCAGGCCGCGGTAGATGACCTGCCAGCGCGCGCGGTCTTCGACGGCATGACGTGGCAGCGCGTCGACTTCTACTACCGAATCAGCAGGGGCAACCAGCTCAAGTTCCTGCGCGGTTGGCTGCGCCGGCTTTTGCATCTACGTCAGGCGGGCTTGTGACTCGCCGCGAGTGGAGCTGCCCCCGCTGCCAGCAGAGCAACGATGCCGGCGACCGCTGGTGTTTCTTCTGCAAACTCGACACAAATAAACACACCCCGCATGAATGGCTGGACCCTCCCGACGTTGAAGCTCTCTACCTAGATGTACTCGTTGGGTGAATGTACGAGCCGCGTGGTTATCGGGTCGCCATCGTCCTCGAGGACGCAGCCGAGGGTGTGGTCTGCTACGTCGCGAAGGCGAGGCCGCGGTGGAGTTGCGAAGAGTGCGGCACCCGTATGGACGGTTGGAAGGACGTGTGCCAGTACTGCGGCACCGTCCGCGAGGAGCTTGACCAGTGAGGGTGCGCTGGCTGTTCGCGTTCACCGTTTGCGCGATGGGCGGTCTAGCAAATCAGCAAATGGGGGACATCATCGTGATCGGTGCCCGCCCACAGCAGCCACTCGAGCTACACCGTGGCATCTGGCGCGATGTGTCTCGGTGTCTTGGGCCATTGGCGAAGCCTATGTCTGTGCCGTTAGGCACTGCCAGAATGTTGATTAGTGAACACGGCTACCTGTCTTATGGCATGACCGTGTTCGAGGACGGTGAGCCGGCTGGCATCATTATTGACGAACGATACTGGCTACACCCCACAGTGTTCAGCCACGAGGCGATTCACGTAATCGCGAGAGAGACGGGGCACGACAGGAGGGTCTTCCGCTGTGAGATGCGGTTGCCGACTGGCGATTTGGGTATGCGTCCAGTGTCGCCCGACTCTATGGCTCACTATCGGCGGCTCGCAACCGGAGGTTGACTTCTGAGTACGCATATCATCGTGCAATCTGGTGACCAGCATTGCGGCTCGACGGTCGGGCTGATGCATCCCGATGGCGTCAACCACGACGACGGCAACCACATCGCACCATCGAAAGCGCAGAGCTGGCTGTGGGGGAAACACCAGGCATTCATCGCAGACATTGCAGCGATTCGCGCAGGCGAGCCCGATTCCGTCTTGCACTACTGGAACACTGGCGACCTCGTGGACGGCGACCACCACAACACCAGCCAGATCGTCGGAAGAGATGAAGGGCTGCATATCGAGGCGGCGGCTGACGTGCTCACGAAGGGCGTCCTGACGCTCGAGCCCGACTACATCCACATCCTACGCGGCACCCCGAGCCATGTAGGCCAGGGCGGGAGCCTCGAGGGCGCAGTGGCTAGGGAGGTTGAAGCGCGCGGGTGCCCCGTAGTCCGTGACATTGATACCGGCTCCCATACCTGGCGCTGGCTACGCGCTGAGATTGGCGGCATCAGCTTCGACGTGCGGCACCACGGTAGGACGGGGATGCGGGAGCACACCCGCAAAAGCTATGCGGCTCTGTACGCCTGGGACATCTGGGCGACGTTCCAAACGTCAGGCGACGAGCCGCCCGACATCGCAGTCAGATCCCACAAGCATACGTATATGGATTCGGGGCCGGACCACCGCGGTGTCACGCGCGCCATAGCCTGTCCGGCGTGGCAGCTCTCATCCGAGTGGGTCCACTCCAAAGCAATCGAGAGCCTAGCCGATATCGGCGGCGTGGTCTTCGTCGTCAGGAATGGAGACGTGGCAATCCGGCCACTGCTCTACAAGCCAGACCGGCCTACGGTATGGAGTCCAACATGACGGAAGGTGAGTTACTGGCGGATGTGCTCGCGTCGGTACTCGCGGAGGCCGACCCTGCAAACGCATTCACGGCACGCGAACTCCGTAAGCTGACTGGCTGGGGGCACGCGAAACTGCGTGACCGTCTCCATGCACTCAATGATGAGCGGCGACTCGACGTTGTGACGGTTACTCGGCCCACGCTTGGGGGTGTGATGAGGCCAACACAGGCGTACCGGCTCAAGCCGTCAGAATCACCGTAGCATCGTTCCCGTGCCAGTTATCAGCCACCCCATGTCGATCCGCGCGCCCTGACCAGACAGCACACGAGCCATCGCCTCGAGGTACTTGTGTCGCGGAGTCGTGCGGTCATTCTCCCACTCAGACACTCGGGTCCACGCGCCGACACCCACCGCTTTCGCGAACTCTGGTTGCGTCATGCCGAAGTGCTTGCGCGCGGCTCGAATGCGCCCGCCGAGCGTGTTACGCATTAGCGTTCAACGAGTGAACAAACCAGAATCTTGCGCAATTCGTAGCGCGGTTTCCGCGATCTGCACGGCAGCTTCGTGTGGCACAGGGCTAGCCAGTATCCCCAGCTCGTAGTCGCTGACCTCGCCAGCGGCGATTCTGCGGATGACGGTGAGCCGTAGCGCGTCCTCATTCGATGGTCCGGTCATCGGTCCCTCGCCCGTCAGGAGCCAGTGACCACTGCATCCAAGAATTCCTGGTAGCAGAAAAAGGTACTTGCCGTTCGGCACAGCCTTGTCGTTCTCCCAATGGCTGACCTGTGACCGCGACTTCACAGCGACGGCATCCATCAAGTCTGCTTGGCCCAGCCCCGCCGCCTTCCGCGCTAGCACAAGCCGCTGGCCGAATGTACCCATAACCGTACACATGCCTTGCTCAGTGTCGTGTAAAGCATTAATATGTATAGACATCACTACATAATAGCGTGAAAAACTCATATTAATCCATGCCTATGCACGATAAACTGCACGTTAAGGCCACGCAACGGACAGTAGGGACACCCCTGCCTGAAATCGAGATTGCGCTACTCGACGCGGTGGTCATGCGCCGCGGCGACGAAACGCGTTCCGCTCTCATCCGCCGCGTCATCCGCGCGGAGATCGAAGCTGCGCTCCCAGGCGCACTCGACAGTGCGGCATGAGGAAGCGGGCTCTGTGATCGTGCTCGAGCGCGTCTCAACCTGCGAGTGGGTCGACGGTCGATGCATGACCTACGCAAGCCTGAAACGCGAGATGGTCGACGCCATCGAAGAGGCACGCCGGTTCCCCGACAGCCTCACGAAGCGGCACGCGAAGACCGAAGCATTATGGCAACTCGCCTCGCATGTCTGCGATTGGGATTATGCCGCATGAGGCATTACGAGCACCGCATAGTCGAGTTGAATGGCAGACTGTTCGAGGTGCATGTGGGCCGCTCGACTGCCTCTGCTGCACACGTCTACTGGCGCTCGCCTCGCGGACTGCGTCGTGTCCGCAACATGACGCTCTCGGCCACCGTGACGCGCAAAGCGAATAGGGAGTGGCGCGAAGACCGCAAACAGCGGAAAGCGTGGCAGGCGGAAGCGGAGCGACGGGCAGGGCTCTGGCATTGGACGATCCGGCTGTGGCTTTCGGACCAGCTAGCGAAGGTGCAAACGCTGGTGAGGGGGTCCACGAAATGACTTATGGCAAAGGAGTGCGAGACATGACGACGCTACTGACCACGGGCCGCATCGCTTACTGCGACTTCTGCGCGGCGCGTCAGCCGATTCACACGCAGATACGTTACGAAATCGGTGCGCCCGCGTCCGCGCGCGGGGTGTGTGGGGTGTGCAAGAGGGCGTTGCCCATCACGCAGCCACAGGCACGCGACATCGCGACTGCCGCACTCAGGTTCGCGGACGCGGCGTACCGTCTCGGTGTCGCCATATATCGCGACGATGGCACGCCGGCAGACGTGAAACGTGCGACCCGCGAGCGGGAACGGCGCTGCGACGAGGTGCTCGATCTCATCTACGACGAGAGACGATGAGCTGCTGCCACCACGCTCGCGGCACGTACTGCGATGCCGGCGAGGAACTACGGGACACGGTGCGCGCAGCGTTCGACGCGAAGATGGCGAACGCCCGCCGCTTCCCAGGTGGGAACACCGAGCTGCACACCGCATGGCAGGACGCAACAAATCGTTTCCACGCCCATCTCGAGGGCGAAACACAAACGGAGGGCACAGAGGATATGAGCATCATCGTAAAGGGCGGCGGCACGGTCTACCCGCCGCACCCGCAGGGTCCGTTCGCGATGCGCTGCATCGACGTGGTAGAGCACAAGGACGTGGAGACAAAACACGGCGTCAAGAATCGTATTCAGATTCGGATGTGGGCCGGCGAAGCTGCTGACGTTGTGGTCGATGGCGTCACGGAACTCGTGCCGCTGTTCTTGGATTCGTGGTTCAACGCCACGCTAGGCGAGGGATCGAGCCTACGAGCGCACGTCGAGCAGTGGCGCGGCCAGCCGTTCACCGATGACGAGCTGCATGGCTTCGATCTCGAGCGGCTGCTAGACGCACCCGCGTTCGGCCAGGTCAGCCACAACATTGTGGGCAACAAGACGTACGCCAACATCGACAGCATCATGCGTCTGCCGCAGGGCAAGGACGCGCCGGACGCGCCGAGCGGATACGTGCGGGTGTGCGACCGTGAAGAGCAGTCCAACGAGCCAGCCGGCACGCTGCCCTTCTAGTGCAGTTGCGCAGACCGATCAAGCGCCGGAACGCGAAGCGCGTGAAGCAGCGGCACGCCAAGGCGTTCGGCAAGAAAGCAGAGTGGATTCGCGGGCTCGCGTGCTGCGTCTGTCAGCGGTCGCCTGTCCAGGCCCACCACGTCAAGAGCAGGGGCGCGGGTGGCACGTCCGAGCACTTGGTGCCGCTTTGCCCGAACTGCCACCTGGCAGTCCACCAGGCCGGCGCCAAGACGTTCGAGCGCGCGATGGACGTTGACCTGACGCACGAGGCGTTGGACCTCGAAGCGTGGTGGCAGCAGCAGGACCACGATTCACCTGAGACATGGGACATCGGTTTCTAGGTAGTGCGCCGAAGGGGTGGCGGCGCTTCATCAACCACCCCACACAGAACAGCAGGAGGCGAAACAAATGGCACCCAAGAAGAGGGCGGCACAGGTCGAAGTGCCGCGAATCAAGGTCGAGACGGTGGAGATGCACCTAGTGGGCACGAGCCCACTGGTGACGCACGCATGGTCCGAGAAGGCAAAGAAGCAGATGCGAGACAAGCAGACCAAGAAAGCGAAGCAGGCCAAAGAGGCGAAGGTGCCAGCGCAGGACTTCATCGACGCAGCGTATTGGCTCACAGAGAAGCCGGTGCTGTCCGGTGACATGGACGAGGCGGAAACCGAGGCGCTCGAGGCTGTGCAGGATGCCTCGTTCGGGTTTCCGACTGTGGCATTCAAGGCTGCGGCTGTTGCCGGTGCTGGGTTCGTTGACGGCATCACGAAGGTGGGCACCCGTGGGGCGTTCCACATCCGCGGTGAGCTGGCGGAAATCATCGGACCCGCTCCGGTGATGCGGGAAGACATGGTGCGTGTCGGGATGGGGACAGCGGACCTCCGCTATCGACCGATGTGGGAAGAGTGGGAAACAGTGTTGACCGTGGAAATCAATACGGCTGCGATGAGCGTCGAACAGATGGTCAACCTGTTCAACGTGGGCGGATTCGCTTGCGGTATTGGCGAGTACCGACCCGAAAAAAATGGGTCTTGGGGCCGCTTCACAGTGAGGTAGCCTCCTGCTCATGGCTGGGTTGGGCTTGGCCGGCGGGGCATGGCGAGGCGGGGCCCGGCGAGGCAGGGCTGGGCTTGGCAAGGCAGGCGCGGCAAGGCAGGCGTGGCGTGGCGCGGCGAGGCGGGGCGGGGCGAGGCAGGGCTGGGCAAGGCAAGGCAGGCATGGCATGGCGAGGCTGGGCGAGGCATGGCGCGGCGCGGCCCGGCAGGGCCCGGCAGGGCGTGGCGAGGCAGGCGAGGCGAGGCTCGGCATGGCGCGGCATGGCGAGGCGGGGCAAGGCATGGGAGGATCTTTGAAAAGGAGTGGACGGATGGAGTACAAGTGGAGGGATGGAGCGCGCACGAGGCGGCTAGAGATTGACGATATCGCGCCAGTTCTGGCCCGCCTCGACAGACTCACGCCTGGCAACGTGGTCAGGGAGGCGCGCAGGAAGACCAGCCCACTACACGGCTGGTTCGAGTGGGACAACACCGCGGCGGCGCGCATGTACAGGCTGGAGCAAGCCCGCGAACTGATCCGCTCGGTGTCTGTCACGTTCGTGGGCAACCATCACAGCGAGCCCAGCACGGTGCGCGCCTTCGTGAATCTGGGCGACGGGTCCGAGTACGAACATGTCGTGTCCGTGGTCGCGGTGCCTGAGAAGATGGACAGGCTGCTGGCGATGGCCAAGAGGGAGATGGATGCATTCATCAAGAAGTACAAGGATTTTAATGAGCTGGCGCCCGTCATCGCAGTGATGGAGGCGGTGACATGATCCCTGCGCAAGCTGACCTATTCAGCGCACCGTCAGCACCGAAGGCCGGCAGTCAGTGCGGGCGCGTCATCCGCTACCTCGAAGCGTACGGCTCGATCAGCGACCTCGAAGCGTACACGAAGTTGGGCATCCGCCGGCTTGCCGCACGCATCTATGACCTACGGGACGCCGGCTGGAGCATCACGACCGAAGACGAAACGCATGAGGGTGGGACGCACGCGCGCTACCGGATAGCCGCATGAGCCGCGTCGATTTCAACTACGACCGCTGGCTGCTCGAGACACCCCGTGCTCGCCACGCACCAGACGAAGGCGAGTGCCACGGCTGCGGCGATGACTGCGACACGATGGCGAGCACGCACGACTGCGGACACGGCTGCGAATTGTGCCGCTATTGCCGGGAATGCTGGGACAACTGGCACGACGGCAAGAGCCCGCGCTGCCAGGACTGCCAGAAGCCCATCACATGGACAGCCCACCTCCCGCTGTGTGCGTGGTGCAGAGTGGTAGCGCGGGACCACGCTGAGCTGGAGAGCCCCCCTGACTTGAGGCACGCCCGATGAGCGAACCTACGATGCAGGTCATCGCGGAGCAGGCGCGCGTCCGCGCGCAATCTCTACTCGTGACAGCTCGCAACGCCATGGTGGGCGTCGAAGCGGCGCTGGCAGAGGTCGCGGTCACCCCGCTATTCAGCAACGGGCTCGGGGCTTCGCTGCGCGCGGCGTCCACGACCGCCACCCAGCTCGACGCCGACCTCGAGTCACTACAGCGGCAGATTGACTCCTACTTCCGCCCGGACGTGGACATGGCCCAGCAGACCGAGGGGGCCGAATGAGGCTTCTGCTCGCTCTGCTCGCTCTGCTCGTCAGCGGTGGTGTGGTGTTCTTGGTTTGTGCTGTCGCCCATGCCGACGCGAGAGCCGAGGAAGTCGACCGCGCTCGGAGGGCTGGGCTGTGATTGTCTTCAACGCACACGAACTCGCTGCAATAGCAGCAGCGAAGCCGTTGGCTGACGCTGCCCGCAAATGCACAGCGAAATGCATTCGCTACGAGGGTGGTGTCGCTGATGACATCCTTGGAGTCTACGGCATCGACCTGGGTTACCGGCGCGGGCCAATCCGGTATCACCACGTCGTGTCTGCTGTGTGCAAGCGGCAGCGGCAGCGGAAGGGTCCACGCAACGTCAAGCACTTGCCACCGAAGGCGTGCCAGCGGTGCGGCGAGACATTCCACCGCAAGTCGTTTGGCGCCGGTCGCGAGAGTTGGCGGATGTTCGACGCGCGCCGCTGCTGCTCTATACAGTGCGCGAACGCCCTGCGGTTCGCGTCGTGAAAGAGCGCCAGATCAGCCACGAGATTGTGGAGTTCCTGCGGCTAGTCGGTTTCGCGGTATGGGACACAGGCCAGGGCTACCGACGTGACCCAGGCGGCACACGCATGACTCCAGGGCTCGCTGACCTCGTCGTGATAGGCCACGGACACGTGCTGTTCGTGGAGGTCAAGACAGCGAAGGGCAAGCTGCGTGAGAGCCAAATGGTGTTTCGCGAGGCGTGTGAATCGAACAGCGTGGCGTGGGTGCTATGGCGAGATGTGCGTGAGGCGTTCGACTGGTGTGTGCGGGTCGGGATCGTGGAGGGTGTCGCATGAAAGGTATTGCTTGCATACCTGACGAGACTGTGTGCTACGTGCCTGGTGTCGGGGAGGTGACGGTCGGCGCGATTCGTGACACACTTGCGGACACGGATGATGCCACGGTAAGGATGTGGGGGTTCATCGCCACCCATCCCCAGGAAAAGCCATGGCTCCGCTCTGGTCCTACATCTGCGGGCAAAAAAGCATTTCCCGCGTCCGAGTCTACGAACGCTCCGTTGGTGCCTCGCTCTACGTCGAGTGGTACTGGCAGGGCGAGCGCGTCCAGAAGTCGCTCAAGAAGGTCACCGGCCACCCCGTCACCGAGCGCCGGCTAGCAGTGCGCATCGCTCACCGGATGTCCCGCGACCTCGAGCATAACCACAACCGCGCGGCGATGAAAGTCGTGTTCGGCTTCACGACCGAGCGCACGGTGGGAGAGCTCTTCCGCGCTTTCCATATGGCGAAGGAAGGCGACTGGAGCCCGAAGCAGGTGAAGGGCCAGCGTCGGTTCCGTGACTTCTGGCTCGAGCGGCTAGGTGAGGACACGGTGCTTACCGACATCCCGCCGGCAGAGATCGAGCACCACGCCCGGGCTCTGGACGTGACAGCAGAGACGACGCGCAAATATCTGCGCTACATGAAGCAGGCGTACCGCTACGCTGAACGGAAGCTGAAGTGGATCGACCCACGCCACAACATGGACGCGGTAGACCTCCCGAAAGCCAGGAGCAAGTCGAAGGCGTACAGCTTGGACGAGGTGCGCAGGCTGTTGCCCGCGCTCGAGACGGTCGACCCGCGGGCCGGCTGGCTGGGACATGTCGCGTGGCAGAGTGGACGTAGGCTGACAGCGATACGGACGCTCACAGGCGCCGCGGTGCGTGTCCACGACGATCATACGGTGCTCACGTTCCCGGGCGAGACAGACAAGGCCAGGAAGACCGGCCAGGTGGTTGTGGTCGGGCTAGCGCATGACCTCACGGTGGACATCATGCCCGAGCTGCTGGCTGGAATCACCGAACACGTCTGCATCAAGGTCTGGTTGCCCGCCGCGGAGAAAGCTGCCGGCATCCCACACGTTGAGGGCAGGGCGTGGCACGGACTGAAGCGTGCCTATGCGACCGCAAGCGCCGGCATGGTCGGCAGGGACAAGCAAAGCGGAACCCGCGCGGACACCCTTGATAGCATCTACGTGCAAGACGACATTCACCCTAAGAAGCTGGTTGCCCGAGCGTTGGCCGATGCAGGAACCGTGTCAAAAGCGGGTCAATCGACTTCCGATAACGAGGGCAACGCTTGATAACTCGTTATACAGCAACAACTAGCCGGGGTGGCGGAACGGTAGACGCGGCGGCCTCAAAAGCTGCTGACCCCACTACAAACACCCCAATAACCGCAACAACACTAGGGCATGTGCTGTCTTGGTTTGCGCTCAACCGTGTCAGAATTAGATGCGCTCTGCGCGGGGGTGCGGCATGAGATACGGCTCCCTGTTCTCAGGCGTCGGCGGCTTCGACCTGGGCCTCGAGCGAGCCGGGATGGAATGCGCGTGGATGTGCGAGAAAGATCCGCAAGCCCGAAGCGTTCTGCGCCGGCACTGGCCCGACGTTCCCATCCCCCGCCGACTCACGCCGCGCGAGTGCGAGCGCCTACAGGCGTTCCCCGACGATTGGACCGCGTGGGGCGTGGACGAAGACGGCGAGCGCGTGGAGCTCGCGGACGGGCCGCGCTATCGGATGATGGGGAACGCCGTGACGGTGAACGTCGCTGAGTGGATCGGGCGACGGATCATGGGGGCGTCGTCCACGCCAGCGCCCACGGGGCGGGTGCTCTCGTGACATACTCCGCTTTCCTGCTATCCAAGCACCAGGCCGCAGATGAGCAGGGGTTCGCTCCGACCTTCATGCCTGGCTTCCTGTATGAGTTCCAGCGGGACCTAGTGGAGTGGTCGGTGCGCGGTGGCCGGCGCGCGCTTTTCGCGGACTGCGGGTTAGGGAAAACCCCTATGCAGCTCGTCTGGGCCGAGAATGTTGTACGTCATACAAACCGGCCTGTATTGATAGCGACCCCGCTCGCGGTGAGTCATCAACTGATAGCCGAAGCGGCCAAGTTCGACATAGGGGCCGTGAGGGTTACGGACGGCGAAGTGCCGCGCGGCGCGCAAGTAGTAGTCACCAACTACGAGCGGCTGCATTTATTCAATTCGTTTGACTTCTCGGGGATGGTTTGCGACGAATCGAGCATCCTGAAGAACTTCAACGGATCAAGGCGCGCCGTGATAACGGAGTTTATGCGCGGGCTTAAGTACCGGCTTCTTTGCACCGCCACTGCGGCCCCTAACGATTACATCGAACTCGGGACCTCCAGCGAATCTCTCGGAGAGATGGGTCATATGGATATGTTGTCCATGTTCTTCCGTAATGATCGCAATACCGGCTCGGCTGGCCGGCGCGGATACGGAAAGAAAGTGGACTGGCGATTCAAGGGACACGCGGAGGACGCTTTCTGGAGGTGGATAAGCTCCTGGTCTAGAGCGATCAGAAAGCCGTCCGACTACGGATACGATGATGCTGGGTTCACCCTACCCGCACTGACGGAGCAGTACCACAAAGTAGAAGCGAACGGAGTCGCGGAAGGCCTGTTGTTCGACTTGCCCGCGATGACGCTGGATGAGCAAAGAGCAGAGCGCCGTCGCACTATTCCCGAACGATGCGAGAAGGTGGCCGAACTCGTGAGCGGCACCGACCAGTCGATGGTATGGTGCCACTTCAACGCCGAAGGGGACCGATTAACCGACCTCATTGACGACGCTGTACAAGTCAGCGGGAGTGACAACGACGACGCCAAAGAAGAGCGGCTTATGGCGTTTGCGAACGGCGAAATACGGGTCCTCGTCACCAAGCCCAAGATAGGTGCGTGGGGGCTCAACCTACAGCGGTGCGCCCACCTAACTTTTTTCCCCAGCCATTCGTATGAGCAGTACTACCAAGGCGTTAGACGCTGCTGGCGATTCGGCCAGGAGCGTCCCGTGACCGTGGACGTGGTCTACACCGAGGGCGAAAAGAGGGTTCTGGAGAACTTGCTGCTCAAGGCGAGCAAGGCCGACAGGATGTTCGACTCACTTATGGCCCACATGAGCGAATCGCTAACAATCGAGCGGGCCAGCCACGACAGCATACACAACACCTTAACGGAGATGCCGGCATGGCTGTAGCGCACCAGACCATCACGGAGAAGTACGCGATGTACTGCGGGGACTGCATGGACGTGACGCCTTCTATGCCAGACGGATCGGTTCACTTGTCGGTGTACTCGCCCCCGTTTGGAGGGCTATACCACTATTCGTCCTCTGATCGGGACCTCTCAAACGCTCGAGGATACGGAGAATTCTTCGAACACTACGAGTTTATTGTGCAGGAGCTCTATCGGCTGACGATGCCGGGGCGGATGACTGCGGTGCATTGCATGGATATACCATCCGGCAACACTGGCACCGACACTATGATCGACTTCCCCGGAGACATTATTCGTCTGCATTCTCGGCTAGGATTCGCCTACACCGCACGCTACAGTGTGTGGAAGGAGCCGCTAGGGGTTCGTAACCGCACTATGGCTAAGAACCTCGCGCACAAGACCATAGTAGACGATTCGTCGCGGTGCTCTAACGCATCGGCAGATTATTTGCTGGTGTTCCGCAAAAAAGGCGAGAACCCCGCACCAATCGAGCACCCTAACGGACTACTGGAGTACGCTGGCGAGCGAGAGATACCCCGCGAGCTACTTCAATACCGCGAGTGGGCGGGCAATCAAATCGAGAACAGATACTCGCATTGGATATGGAGACAGTACGCGAGTGCATTCTGGGATGACGTGCGGCTCCAACGTGTACTGCCGTTTATGGAGGCGCGTGCGGACGAAGACGAGCGACACGTCCACCCACTACAACTCGACGTAATTGATAGGTGCGTGACACTGTGGAGCAATCCTGGGGATATCGTGTTTACGCCGTTTATGGGGGTCGGGTCAGAGGTTTACGGTGCCGTCTTATTGGGCCGCAAAGGCGTTGGGGTCGAACTCAAGGAAACATACTACAGGCAGGCGGAGCGCAATTTACGCGAGGCTGTCGACGGAGTGCGCTCCGATCAGTCGGACATCTTCGCTGAAGCGACCACGGGGGCGGCGTGAGGCTGGAGATCGTGCCCGTCTCAATCACCGATGCGCGGGCGTTCGTAGATCGAGTCCACCGACACCACCCCGCTCCGCTGGGCGGCAAGTTCGCTGTCGCTGTCGCACGGGGCGAGGAAGTTGTCGGCGTGGCAATCGTCGGTCGGCCCGTCGCGCGCCGGAACGATGACGCATGGACGGCAGAGGTATCGCGGGTTGCGGTGCTCGATGACCAGCCCAATGCGTGCTCCAAATTATACGGCGCTTGCTGGCGCGCGAGCCGCGCACTCGGATATCGCCGCCTCATCACCTACACGCTCGACACCGAGCCGGGGACGAGCTTGCGCGCTGCCGGGTGGCGCATCATTGGGCAGACGAGCGGCAAGAGTTGGTCCCAGCCTAGTCGCCCGCGTATCGACCGTCACCCGCTCCAAATGCGGCTCAAGTGGGCCGCGCCAGGATCAGACACCACGTCAGCGCCCACGGGGGCGGCATGATCCATGTCGTGAATTGGGAGCGCCACCAGCACTACAAGAAGCACCGGCCCCCGTGGATCAAGGTCTACCGCGACTTATTGGGCGACTACGAGTACCAGTCGCTATGCGAGAAAGACCGCGCTGCGCTGGTCGGTTTCTTCCTGCTCGCAGCCGAAACCGGCAACGAGATCCCCGACGACACGCTGTGGCTGAAGCGCAAACTAGCCATCACGCGCCAGCCACCCATCGAAACACTTATCGCTAGCGGCTTCCTAGAGCGAGACTAGACAGAGACTAGACGGAGACTAGACAAAGCCTATGCCTAGTAAGAGAAGAGGTAGAGGTAGAGTAAGAGGTTCGGCACTTCCTAACGGAAGTACCGGTGCAAGCACCGATGTGGATAACTCGATGTCGGCTGCTCGAGGCGAGGCGGCGGGCATCCTGCGGACGTGGGGCACGGACCCGAAGTTCAGCATGGGCCGGAACCTGAACATCTGGAAGCGGCTGGTCGGACTCGACGGTCCCGAGCTCGTGAACGGCGCTATGTCGGTGCTGTTCCATGCGGCCCCTGAACTCGAGAAGCCGGTGACGCTCCGCATCTTCTACGCGGCATCGACCACGCCGCTCTACGAGCAGTGCAAGGCTCGATGGCTGGAGAGCCAGCACACGCCCATCGATAGCGCAGTAGTGACGCTGCGCAGGGTGCCAGACGCACGCGACGGATACAGCCGGGACCGCGCCAAGAAGCTCGAGCAGTACCAACAACTCACGAAAGCGATGGAGACATGAGAGTATCAGCGTGGCCCCCAGCAATCGGCATCACCGTCGACCTTCACAGGATCAGCCCGGGTCTGCTTGGCTGGTCTGGCATCCCGTTTATCGTGCTTCTTGCGCCGGACGTGGACGACACGATATGGCAGCACGAGCTGGTGCATCAGCGTCAGATATGGCGTTGGTGGGTGGTGGGCTTCTGGGTTGGCTACATCTTCAGCACGCGGTTCCGCCAGCGCATGGAGAACGAAGCGTATGCGAACGATGGTGCTCATCTTGACCTTGACTAACGCAACTACGTAAGTTATAGGGGTGCCATACCGACCTAGAAGGCCGTGCAGCGCACCGGGATGCGGCGCGCTAGTCGATCAAGGACGTTGTAGCGCACACAGGATCGTGTCGGACAAGAAGCGCGCTCCGTTCTATGGCACGAGCAGGTGGAGGCGAGTACGTGACCGATACATCGCCAAGCGCCCACTGTGCGAACGCTGCGCAACGGAAGACTGGACAACGCGGGGGCAGGTCGTGCATCACCGCACGCCGATCAAGGAGGGCGGCGAGCCCTATGCGTTCGGCAACCTCGAGACGCTATGCCACATGCACCACAACCGGGAGCACGCGACGTGAGGGGCATGGGGGCATCGACCTCTAGGGCTCAGGAGCCTAGG